AAAAAGAAATAATACAAGCGATTGGATTAAGTACGATCCAAAACAAAACTACCATCAGGTTTTAGATTTATCAATGACTGACGTTATGAGAATTAAGACTGAGCATGGAATTGATTTGCTAGGTGATTATGTAGATTATAAGTATCTATTTAAAATCATCGAGACACACTACCCCTACATGAAAACCACCACAGCGAGACTGTAATGGCTTTATCAACAAACGCAGACCTACAGGCATCAATTGCCGACTGGTTAAATAGATCAGACTTGTCAGCTCAGATACCTGACTTTTTGACGTTAGCGCAATTAAAAATAAACCGCAAACTATCTATTGTAGAGCAAGAGATTCTCGCAGAGATTACTCCTGTAGCTCAGGCTACAACTCTACCAACAGGTACTAAGTTTGTTATTAGCGTATCAGATTCAAAAGGCCGTAGAGTAGAAGCTGTATCAATGTCAGAGCTTCTTGATTACGCAGTCGAGGGTGGCTCAGTAACGCGCTACACTGTGTCTGGCGATAAGATCTACTTTGCGCCAACACCAGCATCAGACAATACAGATGCGTTTAGCGTTCTATATAGCGCAGACAAAGACTTAAACGGCGGTGATAGCGGCCCTGTTTTGCTTCAAGATATTTATTTAAACGCAGCACTTCAAGAAGCATACGTTTACCTTAAAGACGATGGCCGAGTTAATTACTTTAAACAGATGGTTGACGAAGGTATTGCAAACGTACAGGCAAGACGATCTAAGCAAGGTATCGGCAGAGCAAGAATTAAAGACGAAAGTATAGCAGCCAATGGAGGCCCGTTAGTCTAATGACTTCACAAATAATCCCAACAAACCCTACAGCAGGATCAGCTACAACTTCTAGCGTTAGAGAAAACTTTAGAATTGCTGATGAGGAAATTACTCAACTACAAAGATCAAGCATTGACGCTCAAGATCTTACTGGCGGCCCATCAGCTTATGCTGCAACTTACCCTTCCGATCCAACATTTACATTAGTTGATGGCGTTCGTGTAGCTGGAAGAGTAAACGTAACCAATACAACCACTATTACATCATTAGCTGTTAATGGGACACTTGGACTACTTATTAAGTCAGTTGACGGTGCGAACATAGAGGCTGGAGATCTTGTTGCTGGCGAGTATTACGAGTTTATGCTTAATGCCCTTGATCCAGCCGTTCCTTACTGGACATGCTTAAATATTAATAAGGGCATTAGCTCTTTATCTGGAGATCTTGCTATACCAGGGGATCTTAGCGTAGCAGGGACTTCTTCTGCACTAAATCTACAAGTTGCATCAGGTGGACAAATATCAGGATTTAGAGGGGAAGAAGAAGTCACGTTACTAAATGTGGACGGCTCAACTATTGAACTTGGCTCTGCTACTGGTAGCCAAGGGAGTTCTAGCTTTAAGTTTCAAAGCGGCGGTACTGAAATCTTATCACTAAGCGCAAGCGGCAGTCTTAAGCCATCCGCCGGCTATCAATCAAGGGATGGTAGCTCAGGAGTAAGTGGTACAGCCAGCGCAAGCGCAACACTAACAGTTAAAGACGGCTTAATTGTAGCCATATCTTAATCTTAATTTAGGAAATCTGATGCCATTTGAAACCGATAAAAGCGGTGGTTTTAAAATAGATGCTTCCGAGCTTCTAAAAACTGGCGTGTATCCAGAAAAGTTTGATCGTCAAATCCCTTTTTGGGAGACTGTAAACGGCGTTCAATATACTGAATTTGGTATGCGAAGAAAGGCTGGCCGAGAACTCCTGCACGACTTTAAAGATTCTCCTCAGAACTCTAACACCCCAATACGAGGAATTACAGCAACTAGAGAGTACGATACTAATGTTGCTTACATAGGTGATTTGCGTAAAATATATTCGTATATTTTAGAAGATCCTTTAGCCTCTCCAGCAAACACGCCTTCTGTAAAAACGGTAGGATCTGGATACAGTCTTGTAAGTAGTACCGCAGGAACGACATGGGATAGCGGTAACGCTTTAACTTTGACAGCAGCATCATCGCTAAACACTGCTGGAACAATTACCTTAACTATAGAAACAACTCTTCCTCATGGAATGTTAAGTGGATCAGAGTTCATTGTTTCTGGTCTAACCGGATTTACTGGCGATGATCCAAATGGCTCTTACACCGCAAGATACCCAACAGGACTAGACTCTTTTGGCGCTCTAAACAAGATATTTGTAACTCTGACTGGAAACTTTCCTGATGAAAGTTATGGCGTTGGAAGTGCTGAGATTTTACTTGGATCAGTAGGGGAAACCATATGGGATGATACATCTACAGTTTGGGATGATACATCAAGCACTCCTGATCAATGGGACTTTGAAACTTTTGGCTCTTTTGTGGTTGCAGCTAAAGGGTCAAGTAAGCCTGTTATCAAAAAGAATAACGTAAACTTTAATGATTACCATGACGATAGCGTAAGTGGGGCTACAATTGCCGCAGGAGGCGCTAATTACTCTGTAGGTGATACGCTAACAACAACATCTCCCAATGGTAGCGGAATAACAGCAACGGTTACTAAGATAAGTGCAGGTGCGATTGTTGACTTTGAGATCACCAACTTTGGCGACAGCTCTTACGTTTCAGGGGATTTAATTACTTTTGTTACGGTAACTGGATCTGGATCTGGCGCAACGGCAACAGTAACAGTGCCTAATATAGACTTTGACACCTTAGAGTGCTTCCATAAGCAAGGCCCGCACATGCTTGCGTTTAACTACACTAAAGGGTCGGTTGATTACAGTACAAGTTTTGCCTGGTGTAGCGCAGACAATTTAGATGACTGGGTAGCCTCAGCTACAAATACAGCGGGTAGCTTACTTATCCGTGAAGCAGAAACACCCATACGCTGCGTTTGTCAGTTAGGTAATGGTTTAGCGGTATATACAGACACTCAAATGTTTGTTGTAAACTACGTTGGCCTTCCAAATATATTTGGTTATCAAGCTGCGCTAGAAGGTAGTGTAGGTGCTGTATCTCCAAACTCTGTTGTATCTGTTGGTCGTCAAAACTATGGCGTGACTAGAGATGGGTTCTTTGTTACAGATGGCTCGCAAGTTAATTTAATAGGCCGAGACAGTGGCGTTAATCAATTCTTTAGAGATAATATTGCTGACGCTTCTCTTGAGCTAATCTACGGGTTTGAAAACTCAAAAGAAAATGAAGTTGTATTTGCTGTACCATTTAATTCAACAGTTATAAATAAAGAGTTTTATTACAACTATAAAACTGGTCAGTGGGGAATGAGAGATCAAAATGTCTCAGCCTACCTTGATAGAGGTGTATTCCAGCACGCTTTATCTGGCGACAATATTGGCAATTTCTACTACGAAGGGAACACTCCAGGATTGGCAAACCCTAGCGTATCAGCGATAACAAAAGCTCACGACTTAAATGATGCAAACAGAGTCAAAGAAATATCAGCCATTCGTGTAGGCAAAGAAGGTCTTGGATCTCCTAAATTATCTATAGGTTGGTCTGACACAATTGACGGTGAGCCAGACTATACAGATGGTCGAGGAAGGGATAACAGCTTTATTATTAATAATACATACGAAAGCTTCCCAATAAGGTCTGCTGGAAGATATATAACATTGAAAATAGAAAGCGAAAACTCTTCAGACGACTGGACTTTAACCAACCTAGAGGTTCAAGGTAGACTGGAAGGCGAGCGATGATCTCTAATCTACCGGCAGAGTACAATAGACCAGTAATTGAGAATGAGCTAAGAAAGCTTCAGCAGCGCATAGATGATATGAAAACGCTGCTTACGTTTATACCTGTTAATGCGCCGGTTACAGATCCGAAGATTGGCATGATTATGTATGCTGATGGTGAGGAGAATAACTTTAACGGCCACAGAGGTAGAGGGCTTTACCGTTATGACTATTTAAACAAGGATGTTGACGGAAATTTAGGCTGGATTAGATTTGCAAGCTCTGACACAGAGCCTTATGTTTTAACAGGGAGCGCAGGGGAGACTCATGTTCACGATTTTCTTTCTGACTTCATTCTAGTTAAGTATACAGGCGTCAACGGAACATGGACTCTTGATCTACCAGATCCAAGCGTTCAAAAATATAGAACTATTAGGGTGGTGTCTGATGACTCAACAACTGCCAACAAAAAGGTAGCTCTTAATCCAGGCACGTTTACAATAGATGGCAGCACAGCAGATTACGGGATAAACAGGAGCTTTGAGGGTGTCACTTTATTTAGTGATGGTCTAAACTGGATAATAATTCAAGCTAAGAAGTAAACA